ACTTCACTACCTGAAGATGTAACTGTGTTTATAGTTTCGCTAATAGTAGTTGACTTAATATAAATACTTCTTTCCATTGCGTAATAAGAAGCCGTTGTACCTTGTTGACCAACAAGCGTAGCACCTGTTAAGCTATTAGTTGTATTAATGTAGAATAAATTGTTAGCCGTTCCCGTTGCTGTATTTCTAATGGCTCTATTTAATATCTTAACCACGTCACCAGTTGCATAAGTATTGGCGGGTATAAGTATAGACTTCATTAAAGTGATAGCAGTCGTTCCTGTTAAGGCTGTGCTATCAGTAATGTCTTTTGATACTATTTGTAAATAGTTACTTTGCTTATTTTTCCATAAACTTGTTGCACTATCGTATGTTAATACATCGTTGTTAGCCACTCCATTTATTAAAACATTATGAAGCTCATCTAACTCATAACCATTATCAACCTTAACAAAAATAGTTCCTTGAGTTATATGAGCATAAACTACATAACCAATAATAACCATATGATTTGGTGCAGTTGGTTTTACTTTTGTTATATTACCAGCAGTAGTTGGACTTAAATATAAAATATCTCCATCCGCCCAAGTTTCGCTTTGCAGTGAACCAGTTGTATTAATACCTCTTACTAATCCGCTTGTCGTTATAAAACCTTCTTGATTATTCGCTATTGTTTCCGTTACTAAGCCAATAGTTTCAGCACTTAATAAATCATTTGTTGCTAAAGCTAAATCTACTTTTAATCTTTGCCCTTGCGCCCCTGTAACTCTTACTGCTTGATAATTACTTTCTAATAAAGTAATGTTTGTTGCTGTTTTATTTACTACTCTTGCAACTTGCTCTTGTCCTATTTGTAAAGTAACATTACCGCCTTTTAATTTTAAATCTAAAGTTCCATCAGAATCATTCCAAACTACACTACCAGCAGTTGTAGGTATATTAGTTGGTGTATTATCAAATTCTAAATTACCTAATTGAATACCAAACTCACCTAAATTAACATCACTTGTTGCACCTGTATAAGGCACAAAACTACCAGCACCTAAAAAAGATAAAGCACTAAGTTGAGTAGTTCCGTCACCAATTTTATAAGTTCCTGTTTGTTGCAGATAAACCATTTGCCCCACCTTTAATACAAGCGTTGCATTGGCTGTAAACCATGCACTATCTTTATAACCTAATCTTATATCTACGTTTGCCATTAAACTATTGGATCTATTATTGTTGCTGTATTGCTATTTATTGTATCAATTATTTGCTGTAACACCTCAACGGTATAAGTGCCGCTAGTTGTAAAAGTTTGTAATGTATTTCCGTTTTGGTCTTGTATCAAAACTTGGAACGTACCTACATTTTGATTTATATTACCACCTACATAAATATAATTATTATCTAAAATGTTTCCGCTATCAATAGGTAAATTGCACCCATCGTTACCCATTGCAGAACTGATTGTTAAATCAAAAAAGTGTCCACTAACATCGTCATCGTTACGCTCAGTAAAATCCGTTAACGAAATATTCATATCAGATTTAAACGGTCCTAATAACTTGCTATTGCTAACTTGTCTTAAGTAGTTTGGTACATCGTAACAAATACGCTCAGTATCACTCAACACCTGGTTAATATTGCTTATATCCTTATTTACTAAATCACTAATTACAATCATGTATTTACGACTAACTACATTGTCAGTAACGCTACTACCCTGTAAAATAACATTCATAAATGGATAAACAATTTCTACGTTTGTGTCCGCTTCCGATTCATCCCCAAAGTAAAATGAGTTTATGCCTTTGTGCTTTAACGCAAAGTTTTTAAATAATTCTATATCTTGGTTTAATGTTATCATTTACTCTTCGTGTCTTCTCCAATAATTAAAACGATTAAACTCTTCATTTCCAAAATCTAAATCACCACGCATGGCCACACCGTTTGTGTAATTTCTTACCGTTGGATTCATGCCTGTATTACTTGTTTCTAAATATTTAGGAAACGTTGCAGTATTTTCAATTAAATAATCAGTCACTAATTGTGCGTATCTTTCAGCATGAATGCGCCATTTATCCATTAAGAATTTAACGTCACCCATATCCGCTGAACTTGAATTGTCGCTGCTCTTTACTTGTATGCCTTTATTTTGGTAAGCAAATTTAAAGTCAGGTGATGCTTCCATTTTAACGTACCAACATAAAGCCTTTGCAATATAATCGTTAATTAGTGCTTTCTCATTTGGATATAAAGCCATTGTTGGACTTGCAATTATTTTAGTTTTTAAATCATTATATAATTGCGTGCCTAATATTTTTTGTATATAAATATCTTGCACCATAATAATAGTGCTTTCTAATTTTTTCCAATCCACGTTGCCATCGACACCCGCTAATTTTTTAAAGTAGTCTTCTTGTATAAATAAAACGTCAGCCATTGTTTATTTTTTCTTTTCTTTATTTCGTACCCTAGTTTCGGCATACCATGAATGGTTGCAAGTGCTATCTATAAAGCTACCTTTGTTAGTAAATCCACCACGATAGTCCCAAGCATTGTCTCCAAAGTCATTAGACATACTATCAATAGCTTCAAATTCCCAACTCATTCCTTTGTTTGTTAAACCTATTGTATCTTTGCAAAAATCATGTGAAGTGCTTAATAAATTTTTACTTATTTTATTTGGGTTACTTGCATAACTTACACCCTCGTTTAAATCGTAAGTATAAACAGTATAAATTTCTCTACTTACAATCGGTTCGGTTGGTTTATCCAATGCCTTTTGAGTAGGTTTAAAGCCATCAATAGTGTCATCTAAGAAACCATTTTTAGTTAAACGTGCAATTGATTCTTCTACTTTATAAAAATCACTTTGAGTAGTTTTTGCAATTTCATCAATAGACATACTAGAATTGCCTTTTAAGGCAGTTAAAACAGCGTTGTCTAGTTCTTGTATGCTAATCACTAAAGCATCGGCAAACTTCATTATTTGACGTTCATATTTTAATGCTTCGTTTGAACTTTTTACTCGTTCTCTTTTAATTACTGTATAAGTTGTAGGATCTTCAATGATTGCACATTTTTCTAAGTGCGCTAAAAATTTATCTTTCTCTTTTGACATTTTAACCTCAATACCTAAAATCTTTTTAGCTTGCGTTTCATCAATGCCATAAGCAGTTAATCTAGTAACCGCTAAATGTTCATTAATTTTACCTTTGCTGTAATCTCTAACAATACGATACATATCGGCATTATCCGCAGCACTTAAACCTTTTAAGCTATCATTTGTTTGAGTAGCTACAATAGGCAAAGGCTCACCGTTAACATCGGTAGGGATAGCAACCAATGGCTCATACCCTTTTAACTTTCTACGCTCATCCTGTGTTAAATCCGCATCGTTGCTTAAATCTGCTCCAATTAAACTGATAGGCTCAAACATCATTTCTAAATATTCACCAGTCTTTAAAAAAGATAAATAAGATAGGAACTCTAATAAGTCAGCTTGACGTGGCTCGATATAACCTTTAACAAAAAGTTCTTGCAAAATTAATAAATCGGGGCTACCACTTAAAAAAGATTCATCAAATTTTATATTAAATAATTCGGGTGCCATTTCGTGTCCCGCAAATATTTTTTTCATTGCACGCTTTGAAGTAAACAAAAATTTCTCAGATAAATCATTTACAGATACATCAACTACTTCGGGTGCTTTGTCATCTCTATCAGAGTGTGTAATCATTAAACTTTCGCCATTCTCGCCAGTGTAAGTTCCTTTGAATGAACGCTCAATTGAATGTATCATGTCATCGGTAGGTTGTCCGTTAAAAAAGTTTATAATCTTACCAACTGAAAATCCCGAAGACACATAATTTTTATTAAACGTACTAATGTCCACATCGGTATTAATATCATTTACGATACTTTGATATTGTGCAATAGGATAAACGCTTTCTAACTTTGATGCACTTGCTGTGTAATACTTAAAGTCAATAAAGAATGTGCCGGCTGTTCCGTTATTCTCAAATTTATTGATACACTTAATATCTTTACTTTGTGTATTTCTATTCCAATTTTTACTAAAATATAATTTAGTTTCACACTCAGATATTCTACAATTAGCAGAATTTAAAAAGTACATTTCAATCGGTTGACCTTGTAAGTTTGTAATTACTTCTACATAAACACCGTTAAATAATTCAGTATTTAAACTTACTTTTTTACCAGCTTGATTTAAAGTTTCTTTACGGTTAAAATTATCAATAAACGTGTCAACTTTAATTTGATCTATCTCATTAACCGCCTTTAATCCTTTACCCCAAATGTAACGTGCTTTACGGTTAACAATAGCCCTATGCTCAGGATGCTCATTAAATAAACGCACCAATTCTTGTGGGTACATATTATCTTTACCGTATTTAATGTACCCTTTTGTGTCCTCGCTAAACGTTAATTTAGGTAACGCTTTAAACGTTAACATGTGCTTGTTGTCAATGTATTGAAATTTAGCCGCCATATACTACTGTATTGTTTTCGTTGCCAGTATAAACTGGGTAATCACTTAATTGTGATACAACGTTTAATTTTCCTTTATCAATTAAATTTAATGCTAACAACGGATTCAAATTTGTTGTACTTGCTTGCTCGTAAACATTGTATTTGTAAAAACCACTTAATGTTAAACTAAAAGTACCATTCAATAAATTCTCAGTTACGTTTTCTATAAAATCAAATTCATTATACCTTAATTTATTTGTACTTATATCCGCTGCAATAAAGCATTTAACTTCATTACTCATGTCATTAATAACCTCAAATAAATACTTTGCATTGGTTAACGTTGTCTTTTCAGATAGCGTTAAAATAACTTTATTTGTTGTATTTTTATTTATTAATATCACTAATATAATATAGTATTTTTTTAAACTTTTACAAAATAAAAAAAGCAACCTTACAGGGCTGCCTTTTAATATTT